CGATGATAAAGAGTATGAGATTGAATCAATGACGGACAACCAAAAAGTAATGGTGTCTCATATTGCTGATTTAAACAGGAAGATTGAAACCGCAACTTTTAACTTGCAACAATTACAGTTTGGTAGACAAGCCTTTATTGATGCTTTAAAAAACGGTTTACAGGAAAATACTAAATATCCTTACAATAAACAGGAAAAAGAATAATGGAAACTAAAATTAATACTATTGATAGAGTGTTAAGCGAAGGCGATTTAGCAGACGTTTGCAAAACAGTGCACTATACATTTTATAAACAAGAAGTTGTAGGTGAAGGCGATGATGCGGTTACCTACTCTGGTTCAAATTATGGCACTGTAGGTTTGGATGCACCAGATAAAGATAACTTTACTGCTTATAAAGACATAAAAGAATCTGATGTTAAAAAATGGGTAGAAGCTAAAATAGGTGCAGACAGGCTTACAGAGATTGAAGCTGGTTTAGATGCACAGATTGCAGAACAAAAAACACCAACAAAAGCAACTGGAAAGCCTTGGTCGTAATATGGGAATGGGTGTAAAACATTACAAAAAAGATGGTAAAGAACATAAGGGCGGCACACACAAAATGCCTAATGGTCAACTACATTCTGGCAAAACACACTCCAAAAGCAGTGTAAGGCTTTATCATTATGGTGATTTAAGCAAGAAAGCACAAGCTAATGCAAGGAAAAGCTGGAAGAAAAAATGATTGAAACCTATGCGGAGTACGGGGCTGTAGGTGTTATAGTAGCACTATTTGTGATGATGATAGTAAACCTTATGAAAAGCCAAAGGGCCCAAAATGAAGACTTGGATGTGATAAGACAAGAAATGACTAAGATAGAATCTACGGTAGAAAATGTAGAGAGTATTGTCATTAAGCTTATTGAAAGATGGAACAAGTCAGACGATACAAGTGCTAGGCATAGAGAAGATATTGTAAAAGAGTTAAATGATGTAACTGATGATTTAGCGTACCTAAAAGGACGTATCAATGGAAAGGCGAGTTAGTTTCATGATAGATTCAACAAAAGCTGTTTTAAATGGAGCAGTAGGAGTTGGAGTATGGTGGACAAACTTACCTATGATACTACAAATGGCTGTGTCAGTTGCAACTTTAGTGTATTTGTTAATAAAAATAAAAAACGAAATAAGGAGCTAATATGCTACAGAAAATGGTTATGGAATACTTGTTTAACGAAGAGAATAAGCAAAAAGTTATCGATGAGTTAAACAAGAACGTAAACATTCCAATCATCAACGAAGATACAGAAGAGAAAATTATTTCTGCTATCTATGAAGTCTTTGAAGATGTTATGGGAAAAGTTCTAAAGAAGTAATGCCTAGATTTAGTAAAAGAAGTAAATCTAGACTAAACACGTGTGATAAGCGTTTAGTTAAACTATTTGAAGAAGTGGTTAAGCATTATGATTGTACGATTATCGAAGGCCATCGCGGCAAAGAAAGACAAAATGAGGCGTACCGTAAGGGGAATAGTAAGGTTAAGTACCCTAACGGTAAGCATAATAAAAATCCGAGTATTGCTGTGGATGTTGCGCCGTATCCGGTAGACTGGACAGACAGGGATAGGTTTCATTACTTTGGTGGTTACGTACTTGGTATCGCAAGTCAAATGGGGTTAAAGATAAGATGGGGCGGTGATTGGGACATGGACACCCAGACCAAAGACAATCGCTTTGATGACTTGGTACACTTTGAGATTAAGGAATAATGCCTAAACAGTTTAAAACATATACACGTTTTGATGGCGGATTGAACACTAAAACCAATGCGCGTTCTATTGCTGACAATGAATTAGCGCAAGCTAATAATGTTATTATAGATGAGTTTGGTATGGTAAAGTCTAGTGGTAAGGCTATTGATAACGATACTAACTATACTGACCCTAGTCTTGGTGGTGCACAGCAAGCTGGTTACGGTTTGTTCCAAGCGGTTATGGACTTTGATTTAAGTAACAACAATAGACCTACGGTTATGACGTTTCTTGCCGACCCAAGCTCATCTACAAAAATAGACATATCTGAAGAAACAGACGTTCCCTTTGTCCAATGTGGTTCTTTTAGCACCACGTATTTAGCAGGCAGTACGCAACTTGACATGGGGGCATTGACAGTAGTAAGCGGAACATCAAATGGCCAAATAGTTTATGATATAGCAGACGGAGTGGTTCGTATGGCAGACGCAGCTTTTGGTTCTACAAACTCTGTTAAGTCTTTCCAATTTGTAAAGCGTAAACTATGGTTTGGTAGCGATGGAGCTCAGCTAGATGTGTCTGGAAGCGCGCAAACAATATCAGATTATGTAGCAACAGACTCTGGACTGTACAGGCCTTTTGAACAAAATTTTGTTGTAGAATCTACAATGGCTGGATTTCCTACAAATGGAGGTTTGGTTATGACAGGCCCCATCACTCAGAGTGGCACACTAAGCAGCTCCTCTACTGTCGATGCTAATCCCGGTGCAGGCATAGGGTCTGCACACGAAGCAGCGTTAGATACGGGTGGGTTTATACTTGTTAATTTAGAAGACGAAACAGAGCACCCTATTACCAGCGCTAATAGTAGCGGAGTGCTAACTTTAAGCTCTGCTGTTAGTACCAGTGCAGGTTCTAACAATTATTTAGTTGCTCCTGACCCCGGTCATGGTTTTAACATAGAAGTTACACAGCCGGGTAGCGGCACAATGACCGCTGGTACATTTGAGTTTGCACAAACATTTATTTATGACGATAGGCAAGAATCTCTACCATCTGAAATGAAGGGCACTATTACTATAGCGGCTAGTAAATACATACAAATTAAAATTATAGCTACCCATCCTTATAATAGCAGAATAAGTGGCGGCAGGTTGTACATGAGAGATTCTACAGTAAAAGGTGAGTATGAGTTGATTGCAGACATTGACCTTTCTAAAGGGTGTCGCTCTAGCTTAGAGGGTGGATTTACAGGCTGGGCCTTAGCTCATACTGATGACCCAGAGACGATTACTTGCACCATAAACTTGGCAGCTAACAATGTAGATACTTTTGAAACACTAAATGGTTATTCATCCTCTGTTCAATACAATCATGTAGGAGACGTAGGCGGCGGATACAAAACAAGCGCCATAAGCAATAGAAGAAAGTTTATTGCAAATGTAAAAGTAGATGATTTTACCGGAAGTTTAGTGCATCAACCCGATAGATTAAGGTATAGTGAAATAAATAAATTTGATACATTCATACCAACTAACTTCATAGATATTGGTGTTAACGATGGAGAAGAGTTTGTAAAGCTAGAGGCGTATGCAGACAGGATTCTCGCTTACAAAAATAGAACATTATACATAATAAATATAGGTGGTGGTGCTGATACTCAATGGTTCTTAGAGAGCTCACATCAAAACATGGGTGTAGAGTTTCATGCAGCTACGACCAAGACACCATTTGGAGTTTGTTGGGTAAATAAAAATGGTTTGTATATCTATGATGGTAGTAGGATTACAAACTTACAAACAAAGATTATAGAATCTGAGTGGGAATCTTTTGTTAACTCTGACACTATGATAGGGTACGAACCTACTCACAAACATCTTGTGGTGATTAGAGACGCTAACGATGAGTCGAGTGACAACGGAGACGCATACATATATAGCTTTATTACAAAGTCATTTACATTTGTTGAAGATTTAGTTGCGGACAATGTAAAGAGCAATCCAATTACGGACATATTTAATAAAATGACAATGGCAGTTAGCACCAATGAAATAATATCTTATGATGGAGAGCCAGACGCAGGCACTACGTTTGACATCAAACTTAAAGACGATGATTACGGCTTACCTAATGTTGTAAAGAAGATATACGGTGTAACCGTAGAATATGCAAGCGATAACGACAACTCTAACGGTCTTAAGTATTTTTACACAAACGATAGCGGTGTTAAGCAGACCGTTGCTAATGGTGGCACTTTGTCAGATACTAATAACGATTTAGATGTAAATAGAGTTACATTTAGCCCACCGCTTTTAGCGTCTTCGTTTCAAGTACAGCTTGACCTAGATGGCGATAGTATACAGAAAGTCAATAACGTAGGTGTGGAGTATCGCCCTATCTACAAAAGGATTACATAATGGCTATTGACAGAGAAAAAAGATTTTTATATAATACTAAAGGTATTAAAACAAAACTCCAGACAGGTGTACCAGCACGTAATACTGGTAACGATGGAGAAGAAAGAATAGTTAAAACAAGTGACGGCAAGTTACGATTGTATAGAAAGCAACTTGGCGCATGGTATTTTTTAGAGTTTACGAGGTCGTAATATGGCAAACAGTTTAATGGAATTATATGGCGGTGGTATGGTAGGTAACCGTACTAACTATCAACTTGGTGGTAGAGTAGCTGCTTCAAGAAGAAATAGAGAATATGCTGGAGAAATAAGAAGACTGAACGAAGCAGCAGAAAAAGCAGCCAGAAGGCAAAGCAGAGCAAGTAGTCTTGGTAATATACTAGGAACAGTTGGTTCTATTGCAGGAAGTCTTATTCCTATACCCGGAGTTGGAACTGCTGTTGGTGCCGCTATTGGTTCAGCTGTTGGAGGGGGCCTTGGTAGACTCGCTGGAGAAAGCACCTATCAAGGCACAAAAGTAGAAGGCGGCAAGTACGCACAAGATAGCAGAAGAAATCTACAGGGTAGTATTGATGATTTTAAAAGCAGTATGGGTGAACGGGCTCTTGGTCAAGGTCTTAGAAGCGGTTTAAGCACTTTTATATCACAAGGTGGAGTAGACTACTTAAAGGCTAAGTTTACTCCCGCAGAAGAAATGCTTTCTGCTGGAGCAATGCCAGTAAATAAAGAAGCAATAGAAACGGCAAAAAAAGCTTACGAAGAAACTACTCCTCTAAAAATATCCAACCCTAGAGTAAACGCTTTATTTGACCCTAATTCTATAGCTGCTCAAGAAACAGCCTCATTAGAGACTTTGAGAAATAGGGCTAGTCAATTTGTAGACCCCAGCCCATTTACTCCTTTTCAAGATATTCCTTTGGATGTAATCCCAGAAACACCCATGCCTGATATAGACTTTAGTTATGACGACTTAATCCAATATGGTAATTTTCAAGGCCCAAGTATGGACTTTTTACCAGCTATGAGGGGTGGTGGTATGGTTA